CGCCGAATATACTAACAGGTACGATGTATGGGATTTTATTAGAGTTATAAAGTACTATAATAACTCTATTTTTAAGATGCTTAAAGACTGGGTACCTGCTAGAACAAGTCCTAGTACCGGTATTATTATCAAGTCTCACATGCTTGAAAGAAACAAGTATCCAAGAAAGGAACCTACTGGTACTACAAGCTCTTACGACGCAGACTATGATCTAGTAAGAGCAACAGGATCGGATGGCGGTGCAGTACAAGGTAATACAAATTATGTAGAACTTATACCTATACAGTACGGAAAGTATTCTTCATTCCTATCAGGCGCATTCGGAGCTGTGTATATGAGCTCTTCTGACGATATACAGAAGTATACAGGGGAGTTTAGCGGAAGTACTATCTATACAGACGTAAACACCTTCCCACAGGTAGAGTATTCTAGCTACAATTATCCTTGGACATCTTCAGTACCTGCACCTAGGGTAGAAATGTTTACAACATACTCCCTTAGTCCTACATTTCAAAACATTACAGGATCTGTAATTTCACAAAGGTTCCTTGACTTAGACTATAACAGTAGTCAATTAGCACCTGTTAATTACGGATTAATAACAGCATCTTTAAGTAAGGCTTTAATTATCGGATTTGTATCACAGAGTACCGAACCTTACAGTCAATTTGCACAATTCCAAGACTACCTACATTATTTTAGGCCGAGCATAATTCCAAGATACAGCGGATCTTATTTATCAGGTTTATATTATAATACAAGAAGTTTAGGAGATATTTCATACGGAGACGAACCTGTGATTAACTACTACTCTGATAAATTAGGATTTTTTAATCAAGTAGAGACTAGTTCCTTCTTACCAGGGAAAGTAAACGTATCACTAGCGTACCTAGCAGATGTTTCCGGAGGATTGTTTGAATTGAATCAAAATAATAAAAACTGGTCAGACGTACAGAGAATTTTTAAAGCGAGTACCGTCTCTACGATCAAGCAATTTGACAATAAGAAATTCAGTAATCAGGTATCTACTGATGGTGTAAAGAATATCTACAATAGCGGCTATAATTATTCACCGCAATTATATTTTATTTCCGGCGCAGATAATAGATTATATTTCGAATTTGCAGGTACTGAACCTCAACAAGAAGTATTCCAAGGATATAATTCAGGTACACCAAATGCATTTATAAGCGGTACAACATCTCCGACCTATGGTTTTACTGTATCAGATACAGTACTGAGAACAGGCGATATTTTTAATATTTTTGATGCAGAAACACCAGCAAGTTACGGATTTTTTGGAACAGGAAACTCGGTAACATTCCCTAGCTTTACTGCATCTTTTACAGGACAGAGGACTTTTACATTTAACTTTGGAGTTAATTTTCAATTCCAAGATCCAGAATTTAATCCAATAGCTAGCGGCTCTTATTCTTTTGGAGCATATTTAAACGATATCAGCTTGCTCGGAAATTTACAAACCGTAAACTTTACTTCAAGCTTCGTTGCAGGCGGCTTTACGACGGGTTCATTTACGACAGCCAATCCAAGTCCTACAGTGACAGGTACGCCGTCTTATATAACAGAAATAGGTAGATTTAAAGGTCCGTTTAATCAGACGATACAGGGCGGTGCTACGACTACAATAGGAGATCAAACCTCTGAATTAACAGCAAGTTTATATACCTATATCCAAGGAGGGATTAGTAAGACTGGTATAATGGTTACAAGTAATGTAGGACTGGGTGCTTACGTTACTAATTATAACGGCTCTTCTACACCAAGTTTGATCCTAGGATCTATTGTCGGAGGAGGATCGCCGACAGTTGCTGATAAAACTTTTACAACAGTAAAAACATTTAACTACACAACGCCGGCTATTAACATGAACACTGACGATAAAGTAGTGTTTAGGTTTAGGCAAACAGGGATGTCGACAAGTAATTTTACATCTTCCGTTACAACAGGGATCGCTAATAGTAGTATTGCGGCAAACCTAGTAACAATAGGCCAGGGCGGGTACCCGTACGCTACCTCTTCTCTAGCCGAAGGTAATTTTATATACGATATCGTAGACATATCCAATCTACAGAGTAACATCATACTGAGTGAAGATTTATCAAATTTTGTAGATTACCAATTTGTACCTTACTTTGTATCTGCATCAGTAATCTATACAAGCTCACTATACCCTGCTTACGGGGATATCAACTATACCTTTAATCCACAGCCCGGGGATAAAATATTATTATCTGATTTTAGTGGGATATCTCAAGAATTAGACGTATATTCTTCTAGTATAGACGTTAACGACAGGTTGAATATATCGGTAGTACCGAAGGTGTTAGATAACTGGATCTTAGATTCAAACGAAGTTATAAGATTCTTACTTTTAAGAAGGTATAACGATGAACAAAACGTTATTTTAACTTTTAATAAAACCTCAGGATTAACGTCATACGGTTTTTTAATCCCGGATACTATAAATCCGGAAGTTACTGATAACATAAATTCACTACAAGCTGCTGTACAATCACAGCTTCTAACAGGACAATCCGTACCTCCTATCGATACGATAAACGGCGGAACTTTTAGTTAAATTAGATATTTATTAAGAGAAAAAGCATAAAATATGGCATATTTAAGTAATACGTCCGTTGTTGTAGACGCTATCCTTACAGACAAGGGCAGGCAACTACTAGCACAGAATGACGGATCATTCCAAATTACACAATTTTCCCTTTCAGACGATGAGGTAGACTATACTCTCTACAATCCTAACCATCCTTCTGGGTCTGCATTCTACGGTGAGGCTATTGAAAATATGCCAATCATTCAGGCTTTCCCTGAATCTCAAGAAATTATGAAGTATAAGCTGATTACTCTTCCGAGAGGTACAGCCAAGCTTCCAGTTATCAGTATAGGGTACTCTACCATCGTACTTAAGCAAGGATCTTCTATCTCTATTACACCGCAAACCCTTAACTACCTTGGAGCTACTTCTACTTTCGAGCAATCAGGTTATGTAGCCACCATCGGAGACGTTAGAACAACAGCAGCTTTTAATGGTGTTGGTATCAATACACCACAAGCTACCGCTTTAAACGCAACAGGTGTAACTACAGTTGGAACTAACGTATCTAAGACAGTAATCGGTACTTCTATTAACATTACTGCTACTACAGTTAATACTTTATTTGGAAGCAACTCAACCCTTTATACTACACTAACAATTGTTGGACGTGATTCAGGTGCGAGATTGTTTATTCCAGTTCAAATAACTCAAGTAATACAATAAGAATATGTCATTTACTAGATTAGCTCCGTCAGATTTTGTAATTAGTTCAGACTCTATTACAGCCCCGGCTTGGAGTTCCAACCAACCAACCCTAACTTCTTTCTTTACCGCATCTTCGGTAGTTAGTAGTACTATATCTCAAGGTGCATTTTACCTGAACGTATACCAAACACAAAGTACTACAGCAGGAGCAGCGGTTCAGTTTTCAATTGCGTACGGAAACATTAACGGTTCTGGATCACAATGGTATAACGCTCTTGTACCTGGAGTATCTCCTTCTTTAACTACTTACAGACAGTACGAGACTCTAGTATACGGCCCTGCCTTATCAGGTTCAACTCAAGGATTTAATTTCGGAGGTCTTGCTACAAGCGCACCAGATATTTTTGCTATAAACGTAGACCGTAACCGATACAAGGAAAACTTATTCCCTGGTACCTTTAATCTAAAAATTTCAGGATCGAACGGAGAAATTCAGCTTTGCGACAACAGTAACGATGTTACAACCGTAACTTACCTGGATTGTGGTAGAGTGTTTGACTTAGTATCAGGTTCAAACGGTAATGCTGCAGTAACCGCTAATACAGGACAGATAGCAAACGGATATACACCTTCTGGATCATACGGATTTTATCTTCCGGATATTGGAATTATCTTACTAAACGCCAGTGCATTGGCATTGACTGCTGGATTCGGCGGTATTGGATTGACTTTAGATAGAGTTAACTACGGTGTAGCAGGATATGCAGCTTCTGCTTCTTATACTTCAACAAACAATACTTTTCTTTATCAAGCCGTTTCTCGCAGTGCTAACTTCCAGTTAAACTCACAAGAAACGATTTCATCGGATTACGTGTTCGTAAGAGTACCGAATGCTGATTACAACTATTCATCTAATCCGACTTTTGTATCAGGATCAGGTAACGTACTTTATTCCAGTATGATTTACAGTCCGCAAACTTATATAACAACTGTTGGTTTGTATAATGATAATAGCGAATTATTAGCTGTAGCTAAAATGTCTAGAGCTCTTGTAAAAGATTTTACGAAAGAAGCGCTTATAAGAGTTAAGCTAGATTGGTAATATAAGTTAAATGAGTAGAGCGTCAAATAGTCTAATAAGATCAGATGTCATCACTACTCCAATCAAACTTAAATATACCGCCTCTTACGACTGTAGTCTACTAGAGGCATACGGTATAACTGTTTTGACTGGGGTGAACGGCCCTGTAACTATAACTGGCTCTATACCAGAAGAAACCCTAAATTACCTGTCTGTTAGACAGTTATACTATTCAAACTTCCTTACCGGTAGTTACCTAACAACCACTTCTAGCTTCGATAACTCACTTCAATCTACAGCGGCATCAGGAACATTAGATGCAGATGTAAGACTATTTCCAACAGAATCAGGAGCTACGATCAAGGTTATTTCGATACCGAGAAATGTATACGGTCAGCAATTATCAAGAAAGTCCTTTATAATGTCCTCGTCGGCTTATTACCTAGTTGATGACGGTAACGGTAATATAATAGATCAAGCAGCATCTAATACTCACGTAGGTAATATAATCTATCCGCAAGGAATGGTTATTTTTACAAATTCTGATTACTTAGATGTAATTGAATGTCCAACAACTACAACAACTACTAGTACGACTACTACTTCTACAACTATACCGCCTACTACCACTACGACTACTACAACAATTCCGCCAACAACAACAACAACTACAACAGAAGCACCGACTACTACGACTACTACTACAACAGAAGCACCGACTACAACCACAACTACAACAGAAGCACCGACTACAACTACTACGACCGTACCGCCAACAACTACAACGACAACAGAGGCACCGACTACTACAACAACAACTACTGTACCTCCTACTACTACAACAACAACTAGTACAAGTACAACTACTACGACTCAAGACTTAGTGACTATAAATTTATATGCAAAACAAGCAGGTATCACATATAATTTAGATTTCCACTATTCAACAGATGGTGGTAGTACATGGAGTTTTGTAGGTGCAAACTTCAATAGTGCAACCTGTGACTTTATTACATCTTTCCAGGTACTAAGATTTAGCTCTCTAATGGTAAGAATGGGGTCTACTTCTGATATAAACGTATACTATAGATCAAACCAAGATTCTGTAACATGTCCTACATTCGTAGATGGTACAGCACAGTGCGAATGGACTGTTTCAACTAATAACAATAGGACTCTATACTACACTACAAACGTAGAAGATTCTAGCCCATGTCCTGATACAACCACAACTACTACAACAACAGTAGCACCTACAACAACAACTACTACTGTACCGCCTACAACGACGACAACTACAGTACCGCCAACAACTACAACGACTACTGAAGCGCCAACTACGACTACAACAACGGTACCTCCTACAACAACAACAACTACAGAAGCACCTACGACCACTACAACAACCGAGGCGCCTACAACGACGACAACTACTGTACCACCAACTACAACAACGACTACTGAGGCGCCTACAACAACTACTACTACTACTACTGTACCGCCTACAACGACGACAACTACAGTACCGCCAACAACTACAACGACTAGTACGAGTACAACAACTACTACTCAAGATTTAGTAACAATAAACCTATACGCAGATCAAGAAGGAATTCCTGATACTTTAGATTTTCATACTTCAACAGATGGTGGTAGTACTTGGAATTTTGTTGGTGTATCATTCAACAATACAACATGTCCTGGATCTCCAACAGTCAGTTTTCAAGTAGTAAAGAATAGCTCATTAGCAGTTAGAATGGGTTCTACTTCTGATATAAACGTATATTATAGGTCAAATAGAGATACAGTAACATGTCCTTCGTTCGTAGACGGTACGGCGCAATGTGAATGGCCGGTTCTAACTAATATTAACCGTACCTTCTACCACACTACAAACGTTCAGGATTCGAGTGGATGCCCAGATACAACAACTACAACAACAACGGATACAACACCACCACCGTGATAAAATAAAAATAAAACTGTTATGAAAAATTTACGTTACATCTGTGTTCAACCGAGAATTAAATATTATGCCTGGCAAGTAGAAGTTGTAATACACAATTTCTTAAAACAAAATATTAATCTAAACAATTTAGATATCTTAGTTGCAACTAATCCAAACGATCATACGTCAAGTGAAGAAAATATTGCAATGTGGAGAAAGCTTGCCGATACTTACAACTATGTAAGATTCTTTTTTTACGATGATACTAGGCCGGTTAAAAATTATATACCTTCAGTCTATTTTAATATTCTCAAGCAACATATTAAAGCAAATCCGGAGCTAGAAAACGAAGCTTTATTTTTATTTGATTGTGATACTATCTTTACACGTCCTTTAGATCTCTCTGAGATGCTGAACGACGATAAGTGGTACTTAAGTGATACGGTAGGGTACATAGGTTACCAATACATAAAAACTAAAGTACAACCCGATTACGATGTATATAACGGAATGTGCGGTATAGTAGGAATAGATCCATTAATACCAAAACTATTAAATTCTCATTCAGGAGGTGCCCAGCATTTAGTAAAGAATACTACCTACCATTACTGGGATAAAGTAGAAAAGGACTCAATTAAACTCTATGCATACTTTAATGCAATAGAACCAGACTACGTAAAAGCTAACGACGGAGACTATCCAATACAGAAGTGGACAGCAGGTATGTGGTCATTATTATGGAATGCATGGCTATTTGAACACGAAACAGTTGTAGATAAAAGACTAGATTTCTGTTGGGCAACTGATCCAATAGAGTATTGGAATAAAAGAGCAATCTACCATAATGCAGGAGTTACCTGTGCTTGTGGAGGTAATTTTTACAAAGGCGCTTATATAAATGAATTACCTTACGGGTATGATTTAAGAATTAAGGATGCAAGATGTAACTATAATTACTATCAAGAAATAAAAGAAGTTGCAACTAAAAGCTGTTTATTAGAATGGTCAAGTATAAAATAGTATTAAAGACTTCTCACAGAAATTCACACAGGGTTCAAAACTGTTTAAATACCTGGCTTGATAGACTAGATTACGTATGTTTAACAGATAAGATCACGGGGTTATTTAATGAATTCTCAGGTTCAGATAATGACACGTATAATAGTAATGAGGAAAAGACGGTTAATTTACTTAATAAAGTAAGAGAATCAGATTATTTAAACGAGTACGATTTTTTATTCTTCATCGATGATGATGCATATCTGAATGTAAATTACCTCAACTACCTATTACCCTATTTTGATAAGAGTAAATTTTATGGTTTAGCAATGGGCGGTTATCCGAATAACCCAAGCCTTGTCTTTCCTTCAGGAGGATCAGGTTATATTCTATCACCTTCCTGCATAAAATCCTACACCCCTATTTATAGACCGCCCTATACGACGGGCGGATCTGAAGACGTAGTTGTAGGTAACTGGCTAGCAGAAAACAATCAACAAATACATCAGACAGTTTATATAGATAATAAAGAGCACTACTTTAAACTAAACGGATGGTGGCCTTTTCATAGAGAAAAAAGGTTGCTAGAAGAAGCTGAAGGACATAACCAGGACTATCATAGAGCTATAATAGAGAGAGTTGTAGATCAAGAAACCGAAAAGTTACTAAACAATCATCTTACTCATCATTATATCAGATATGATTACGAAATGGAATATATGCACAGTATACTAAAAGATTGGAAACTTGAATATTTATAATCATGCCAATCTCTTACGTTCCATATAAACTAACTTTAGGCAGCGAAACTACGATCTACCAGAACGAAGTGAAGTGTAGAGTCTTGGAGAATGACTTCAACTACTCACAAAACCCTACCGTATTCAGAGCAAGTACCCTGTATACAGGTTCACGAGCACTCCCTTTTTATGCTCCAAAAAACGGTACGAGTGTTAACGGTCAAATAGTAGATGGTACTCTAGCCGATAACGTAACTGGATCGGCGTTTAATCCCTATACGACAACTGTCGGTCTTTATAATGAAAACAACGAGTTACTGGTTGTCGGTAAGCTCGCAACCCCGTACCCTATCCCCTCTAACACAGATATTACTTTTATTGTAAAGTGGGATAGTTAAACCCTACTTATTATGACCTCTATGTGGTATACTTACGAAAACGATTCCGTTAAAGAATATGATACAGTCGAGAAATTTCCGGAAAACTGTGTTGGATTTGTGTATAAAATTACAAATATTAAGACCGGAAAGTTTTATATCGGTAAGAAATCTCTTTATTCTAACACGAAAAAGAAGCTAACCAAGAAAGAGATAGCCGAGCATGAAGGACCTGGGAGAAAACCAAGCTCTAAAAGGGTGATTAAAGAATCTAACTGGTTAACATACTGGGGATCTAATAAAACTATCCTAGAAGAAATAAAAGAAAGCGGAACAGATCATTTCCGTAAAGAAATACTTAAGTTTTGCTTTAATAAGAAGCAATTAACCTACTGGGAGGTGCATTTTCAATGCATAGAGGGAGTTTTATTTTCAGACAAATCCTACAACGATAACGTACTAGCAAAATTCTTTAGAAGAGACTTGGAAAATTCATAATATTTTCGTATTTTCTTAGTAAAGACAGGTTATACATGGAGAATTTTCGATTAGTTTTAGGACTTTTACAGAGTCTTTTAGGTAAATCTAAGCCCTCTACCAAAGGTAATTATGCCTTTCATTGTCCTTTCTGTAAACACCATAAACCAAAGCTTGAAGTAGACCCTAAAACAGGGTTCTATCATTGCTGGACTTGTCAACCAGCTACTAAAGGCAGAAATTTAACATCCTTACTTAAGAAACTACACGCATCACCTGCACAAATTACAGAAATGCGAAGCTATTTCCCGGACGGTAAAGGAGGTGTTGAAGAAAAGACTTATACTACTGTACAGTTACCTAAAGAATTTATTTCTTTAACACAGAATAGTACTAAACTCTCTTATCGACAGGCTAAATCTTACCTAAACAGACGAGGTATTACCGAAGAAGATATTCTCAAGTATAATATCGGATACTGTGAACAAGGTAGATATGCTAACTCAGTTATTATTCCCTCTTACGATAAGAACGGCCGTATAAATTACTTTATATCCAGGTCGTTTGAAAAAGATCCTGCACGTAAATATAATGCACCTTCCTGTAATAAGAACGAATTGATAGGATTCGAGTATTATATCAACTGGAAAGTACCTGTTATACTATGTGAGGGTATATTTGATGCTATTGCATTAAGGAGGAACGCTATACCTCTTTTCGGTAAAACTATTCCGAAAGCCTTAATGATGAAGCTTGTAGAGAACGATGTTAAGACAGTATACCTAGCTTTAGATAATGACGCCCTGAAAGAAGCTATTAAATACTCTGTAGAACTTATTAACATGGGTAAAGATGTTTATCTTATAGAACTTAACAGTAAGGATCCTTCTGAAATAGGATTTAAAGATATGACCAAATATTTACACACGGCCAAGCAGCTTACCTTTAGGGAACTGCTTTTAAAGAAAATGCAATTATGTTAGTTGAACAAAGAAGTCCGGAATGGTTTGAAATTAGGAAAGGTAAGATAACAAGTTCGGAGATTTACAAAATAATGGGGAAGGAAGACTTTAGTGAAACGGCTAGGACTTACCTTCTCGAAAAAGTTTGTGAGCATTTTGACGGTTACAGTGAACCTGCTAGTGGACAAGCCCTTGATTGGGGTACTGAATTAGAGTCTGTAGCTATTGAACATTATGAAGGAGTTACCGGAGTAAAAGTAGATAAAGCTTCTTTTATACCTGCAGGTGATTTTTATGGAGGATCCCCTGATGGACTAATCGCACCGGAAGGTATCATTGAAGTAAAGTGTCCTTTTAAATCCGCCAATCATTTTAAACACGGGCTGATAGATACGCCTGCTAAGTTTAAGAAAGTGGTACCTAATTACTATTATCAATGTGTATCGAATATGATATGTGCAGGCGCAAAATGGTGTGATTTTATCAGTTTTGATCCAAGAGTTAAAGAAGGATACCATATGTTTGTGTTTAGACTACACTTAGACCAAGAAGAAGCTGATAAAATGAAAGAGAGAGTAGAGGTAGCAGTACAGTATATGAAAGATCTAAAAGCAGAAATAGAATCTACACGTTCAAACAACCAGTCCTAAGAGATATTTATAATCAGTATGATTAATGCTGAATTATTAGGTAAAAGAATAGCAGAAGCAATTCTAAACGAACCCGGTCCGTGTTTCTACCCAGGTAGATTCAGACCGCCGCACAAAGGACACTATGCTGCCGCTAAGGATTTAGCGAGTAGAGATTATATACAGAAGGTATATATCATTATAAGTAATAAAGTAATTGACGGAATTACTCCTGAAGATTCTTTAGCTATCTGGAATATGTACCTTCAAGCAGAACCTAATCCGAAAATTACTGTAAAGATCTCTACTAAAGATTCTCCGGTAGTAGACATTATTGATTACCTCAAGAAGAATACAGAAGTTAAACCTGTATATGTAGCAGCAGGAGATGATGAAGTTGATGACGAACAATACGGCCAAGGTTTGCAGAAAGAATTTGGAGATAGAGTAAAAGTAATTAAGGTTCACGAAAAAGCAGGCGAAATTACAGCACCGCATGTAAGAAATTTACTATCGGCTGGAGATTACGAAGGATTTGTAGAAGCTGTTCCGGAAGCTGCTTTTAATAAAGGTGCTGCACCTAAAATTTTTAAACTAATTGCACCAGAAACTGAAGCTTAATGGATCAAAGAAAACGTGACATACTGAAACATTTTATTCGTTACTGTAAAAAAGAACTTAACATACAGTCGCTACCTAAAATTTCCATGATCAGCGATAAGAGTTTTGTTGAAAATTATAGATCTTTCGGTGAGTATAACCCTAATGAAATGTCTATTAGAGTATTTTATTCAGGTAGAAACCTAGCGGACGTTTGTAGAAGTCTTGCACACGAACTGACTCATCATCGTCAACAAGAATTAGACTTAATTTACAATGAAGCAGGTGAGACAGGTAGTGATGTTGAGAATGATGCTAACGCAATGGCAGGTATTATAATGAGAGAGTACGGTAAACTAGACCCAAGCGTTTATGATTTAGAATCGTTATGATTAAATTACAAAATATACTTGAAGAAGTAGTTAAAGGTTATAAAATTTATTGCGACTTAGATGGAGTTTTAGTAGATTTTGCTAAAGGTTATAAAAAGTTAACCGGTAAGCTACCTCCACCTGCTGAAACACAGACCGATAAGAAGCTTTTTTGGCAACCTATCGATAAATCAGGAGGTGATTTTTGGGCAAACCTGGAGTGGACAAAAGACGGTAAGAAATTGTGGAATTACATCACACCTTTTAAACCTGAAATACTTTCCTCTCCTTCTAGTAGCCATACTTCAGTGGAAGGTAAACACAGGTGGATGGAAGAACACTTACCGAATGTTAAATTGAACCTAGTTCAATCAAAACAAAAGCAGATTATGGCCAAACAAAATGCTGTATTGATTGATGATAGAGAAGATATCTGTAAGAGATGGGAAGATGCAGGAGGGATTGCTGTACATCACATCGATGCTAATAATACTATTCAAAAATTAAAAGATTTAGGAATAAAATGATACGTCTCAGTCACATAGTAGAGCAAATTACTGAATTAGGAAATATTTTAAATCCTTTTTCGTGGGATGAGGACTTTGAAGACGATGATGGAAATATATTTTACTCTTTTAAGACTCCAAAACATACTTACAGTGTAGCATTTACCCCACATGGAGTAGATCGTTACGAACTTTTTTTTAATACAGAAGGAGATATGGGACAAGATACTGAAGAAGGTGTTGCTATGAGGGTATTATCTACAATAGTAGAGATTGTTAATGACTTTATAAAAAAACGTAATCCTTTAGAGATAATATTTCGACCAATCAAGACTAAAGGAGCTGATGATAATAGGAGATTCAATGTATATGGAGTTTATTTAAAAAAGAATAAACCTTCAAACTATGATCTAATTAAAATAGAGGATACCTACCGTTGGATACAAAAATGAAAATGATTAAGTTAGCTAAAATATTAGAAAGTCTAGACTCTAAAGTATTATATACAAAACCTAACTTCGATTACGAGTGGGAAGAGGCTATTCGTTATCCTGAATTCGAAGAGATAGGTAAAGAACAATGGCTTAAAATAGCTAAAGACGGGTATGTTACGAAATATTCTAAGATTAAAGACTACTTAGGTAATGTAGATTTAGATTTTAATAATTTAGAAGAGCCAAAAAAAGATAGGTTTGAAAAAGCTTTCGCTCAAGGTAAAATAGAGCTTCCTATTGTAGTTAGGTTTAGTGAAAAAGACTATGACTTGCTTGCAGGCAATACAAGACTTTCAGGGCTAATAAATAATGGAATTGATCCTACCGTATGGGTAGTTAAAGCGTAAAAATTGTTATGGAAAATAATTTAAAAAAAGAGTTTAATCCTCGTGATGTACAGAGGATGAGAAATATCATTACAGGTAATACTGGTGATAGAACTCAAATTCAGACTGGTTATGAAAAACACAATCAAGTACATAAAGAAGGAGATATTTGGGAGGAAAATGGTAAAAAATGGACCATTAAAAACGGCATTAAGCAAACCGTTACTAAGCTAGACGAAATTAAAAAACTAGTACTAATGCCTATTTCCTGTCCGAAATGCGGACAAGTGATGAAACTAGATATGTACAACAAGAAAATGTGGGGAATACATCAAATGTGTTTTGACTGTGTAATTAAAATGGAAAGTGAAGTAAAGAGATTAGGTAAATGGGATGAGTATGTTGCTGGAATTATGAATCGAAGTAAAAACGCTGAGTTAGACGATCTAGAACAAGCTCTAGAACAGTGGGTTGATGAAGAAGATAGCTTTGTTTCTGAGGCAGGTGAAATAGAAAAATGGGGCGGCGGTAATAAAAAAGCTGTCTATAAACAAGTGAAAGAAGAGATTGCTGAACTAAGAAAGCGAGATATTTATAATGGAAAAAATTTAGACGAAAATGCCTTACACTCACAAGAAAGTCGGAAATAAGTACGTTGTTTATAAAAAAGGTAAGAAAGTAGGTGAAACTCAAGGGACTAAGACTGCCTTAGACAAGTATCTTGCCGCACTTCACATTGCAGATAAGAAGTCTGCTAAGAAAGAAAGTATTAAAGAATCTTATATGGAAATGCACCAATCCGGCATGGAAAATAGCTGGGAACATCCGGGATGTGAAGATAGGATCGGTAAGATGTTTGTAGTTTTAAAACCATCTCCCGAGTCTTCTCCTGCAGATATCGTACATCAAACACATGCTTTCGGCATGGGACAGTTTGATCCGCATACAGTTCACGGTGTTTACGCCGATAAAGATGAAGCAAATCTAGTAGCAGAGGCAGCTTGCACTGAACTTTACAAGCATTTATCTGAAGTTGAGAGTAAAAAAGATACTGTTTTAGAGAAAATCGATAAACATATTGCTAGACTGCAGAAAGAGATTAACGCTCACATGAAAGAAGCTACTGAAATCCCTGAAATGTCTGAAAAGCATCATGAATTAGCAGAAAGAAAGATGCATATGATTAGAGGCTTACGTGATAAGCATAAAATGGTTAAGTCTGCTAAGAAAGAATTACCTAAAAAAGACGAAGAATAATGGATCAGTTTGGAACACTCATTGGAACTTTGATGCAAAGCCGCAATCAGGCCCATATCTATCACCTTCAGACGAATTCTTTTGCACAACACATGGCCTTACAGGCGTATTATGAAGGTATTATCCCTTTGATCGACGGTCTTGTTGAGACCTATCAAGGTACTTATGGAATTTTACGTGGATATAAGATGGCTGCTAACATTAAAGAAGATGATAACCCTGCAATGTATTTTGAAGGACTTTCTAAATTCTTTGAAGCACTTAAGCCTTCACTTCCTCAAGATTCTTTCCTTGTAAATCAGTATGATGAAGTAGCAGCTTTGTTACAATCTACTAAGTACAAGCTTAAATTCTTACACTAATGCTAGACGAAAAGAAAGGTACTTGCTGCGGTAAATGTGGACACGTTCACGTAAAGGGCACTAGTTGCCCTAAACCTTTTTTAACAGGTAAAAGCCACTGTAGCAGAAGAACTAACGAAATGCACACCATGGTCGATGATGGACCGGATGAATTTCATCAAGTAAGAGCCGATCATGAAGAGAGTTACGAAACAGAAAGCTTTTGTGCAGCCTGTCTTGGTGAATATCTTTTAGAATACGAACATAAAATAGAAGAAGCCGAATATAGGGGACGTAAAGTAACCTTGGGTAAACCCTTTCTAACACCGGGTGGCCCTAAAAAACGTTCAGTGTATGTTAAAAACGCAAAGGGTAACGTAGTGAAGGTTAACTTTGGTGACCCTAACATGAGAATTAAAAAATCTAATCCTGCACGTAGAAAATCTTTCCGTGCTAGACATAAATGTGATAACCCTGGACCAAGATGGAAAGCCCGTTACTGGTCTTGTAAAGCCTGGTAAATGATAAAGCTTATTGATTTACTCAAAGAAAATAGACAGGCCGTAATCGGTGTTATAGATTTTGAATCTAAAAGGAATTTTGCTAATTCTCCTAAAGGTAGAATTCTTGCAAAAATAAAAAAAGATATTGAATTAATATCCTCAGATGAGGAACTTCACAGTTATTTAAAACAAAATTTTTCAGATAGATCTAAAAGCTGGGAGTCTCGTTTATTATTTTCAAAACTCTTAAGCGCTTTTGAAGGAAAAAACTAATGATTAAGTTACTAGACATATTAAACGAAGCAATAGAAGAGGAAAAGAAAAAAGCAGACCGCTGTCTCCGTATCGCACGTCGTGAGTACGGTAAAAAATCGACTGCGTACAGATCAGGTGCTATAGTTAGATGCCGTCAAGGAGATATTTGGAAAGATTTGAAAGAAGAAATTAGAGCTTCTGAAGCATACGAAGATAAAGGAGCTTTGCAGACAGTTATAGATGGTAAAAGGGATTTAGGGATGATAGCATTAAAGACTGCTATAATATCAAAAGAGGAGTTTTGGAATGCTATAAAAGAAAACAACTTAGAAACCATTAAAGTTCCTAGTAACGACTACGAAGCTACTATTTTTTTCAGACCAGGTGCAAAAGATAAAGCAATTGAATTAAGAGATATAGCTGAAAAATACGGAGGTTATCTACATTGGGATGCAACAATAGAAGACAGTAGACGTATAGGAGAGTTGTTAGGGTATGTGAAAGAAGATATTGACGATTATATTGAAAGGAGCCTCAAGAAAAAAGGTATCGCTGAAAAAAAAGAATCACTTCATAAATGGTTTTCACACAGAGGAGGAGGTTGGGTAGATTGTAACACGTGCCGTGACGGTAAATGTAAACAATGTGGCCGTCAAAAAGGAGAAAAAAGAGCTAAATTTCCATCCTGCCGTCCAACACCGGCTGCTTGTAAAGATAAAGGTAAAGGTAAAACCTGGGGTAAGACAAAATGATGAAACTAAATACTATATTATCTAACAATTCAGGATGTACTGCTTGTAAGTCTTCTAAGAAAAGACTATCAGAGGATTACGGGGAAAATACTGTCAAGGGCTTTGTAAAAAAGTTTCAAGAAGAAGCTGACGATCTAGGTATAGAAACAACAGAACAAGAATTAAGAAATTATATCAAAGCTTTTGATAGATTAAAAGCAAAATTACCTAACGACCAAAAAGACTTAGGTCAATGGAGTTTACCTAAACTTATTAAATTTGCTACTACAGGAAAGTCGAAAGAAGGAGAAGAAGAAGTAGAAATTACCCCCGATGTCGTATATCACAACGATGACAATAGTATGGTTATCTATAATGGTAACTCGGATAAAAACTGTGTGACGTACGGTAAAGGAGAAAAATGGTGTATAGCATCTAGATCATGGGCTGCACATCGTTACGATGAAGGTAAAGGACACCCTACCTTTTATTTAGCAAGAAATACTAATCTTCCCGATAGCGATAATCTAAGCTTTATTGTTATCGCCGTTAGAAATCCTAATAGATACGGCGATAAAAACTATGTACTACATCCTAGGTCTAATAATCCGCATTATCCTGATCCAATAACTTATAACGAGTTATTAAATCAAGCTCCGTGGTTACAGGATATACCT